CTGATGATATAATTGATTTGGAACAAATAAATTTAGAAGAAGGTAGAAAAAAGAAACCTGATCCTAGAAAAGGAACAGGTAAAAAACCTGAAAAATCGGGTCGTAGATTATACACAGATGAAGATCCAAAAGATACAGTTAGTATTAAATTTAAAACTAAAGAAGATATAGTTGATACTTTAAATAAAAAACAATTTAAAGCTAAAGCACATGCTCGTCAGTCTCAAGTAATTAATTTAATCCATCAACGAGTTAGAGCAGCATATAGTAAAGCAAAAGATCCTGAAGTAAAATCAAGACTAAAACGTGCTTTAGATTATATTGAAAAACGTAAAGAAATGTCTAAAAAGAAAACAGAACGTTTACGTAAAATGAAAGAAGCATCTGACCCACAAGCAGGTACAGCTTTACCTTATGGTTCAGGATTTGCTCCTGTAAAGGAAAACGATCAAGAATTAGATAAACAAATAAATTCTGTTTTACAAGACTGGATTATATCTTCTTTAGATGATAAAGAAAAAAGATCATCTGCTTTACAAAAATTATTACAATTAAATATTCCTAAGGAATATAAACAAGTTCCTTCTAATACTATGTTTAGAATAATTAGAGCAGAACCTGGATTAACTAAAATTAATTTAGATAAAACTCCTTATTCCTCATATGCTTATGATTATAAAGGGGTGAAAAAAATTCTTAATTGGTATAAAAAAGATTATAATGATAATTTAGTATCATATTTAGTTGAAGTTCCTGTTCAAGATGTTGTTATATCTATTCCTACTTTTTATAAAAAAACAAAAATATGGAATGGGAAATATTTTGATCAATTGGTAAAAACAGAATATGAAGTTATAGCAAAAAACCCTTTAGGAGAATATGAAACTGAAATTATCTCAGAAATAAAATCAGATCCTTTTGGTTTAAATGAATTAGCTAAAACTTTTGTAAAAGAAACATTTGAAAAGACTTGGAATCTCCAAGAAGGAATGTTATCTTTATCTAAATATATGATAGACAATGGAATGAATATTATGCCATTGCCTAAAATAAAGGTTATAAAGGATGATGAACAAAACGCATCCGATCTTTTGGGTAAAACAGCTTATTACAATCCTGTTGAAAAATCTATCACATTATATACAATGGATAGACACCCAAAAGATATACTACGTTCATTTGCCCATGAAATAGTTCATCATGAACAAAATTTAGAAGGTAGATTAAATAATATTAATACTACTAACACAAATGAGGATGGTAATTTACCTGAGATTGAAAAAGAAGCATACGAGAAAGGAAATATGATGTTACGTAATTGGGAGGATAGTATTAAAAATGTATAAATTAACAGATCTATATAAACAAATTAAAGAGGAAGCTACTGAAGCCCCTCAATCGCAATATAAGATATATTGTGATATGGATGGTGTTTTAGTTGACTTTGATAAAGGTTATCAAGAATTAACAGGTAAAGAAACAAATCAGGTTGATGCTCAAGGTAAATCCGAATTTTGGGATACTTTTAGAGGTGGCCTTGAAAATAAAAAAATGAGTGAAAAAGACTATTGGGCAAACTTACAATGGATGCCTGATGGTAAAGAATTATGGGATCATATTAAACAATATAAACCTACATTACTTTCATCACCTTCACGAGACCCTCAATCACGTTGGGGTAAACGTATCTGGGTTAAGAAAAACATTCCAGGCACACCCTTAATATTAGCATATGCTGAATCAAAAAAGAATTATGCTAAAAAAGATTCAATACTTATAGACGATAGAATTTCTAATATTTCCGACTGGAACGCAGCAGGAGGTATTGGTATTTTACATACATCAACAACAACAACATTAGATAAATTAAGCAAATATGGCATTTAGAAGAGTATTATTGGTAGGAGATAAACTTCCTGAAATTAAAACAGAACTTGAAAATATGTTTTCAAGCAAACTTTTTAAAACAAATTATGCAGGAGTAAAAACTAAAATTATAGTTTCTCCGGTTAAAAATGATACTCTAGTAGTAGACTTAAATGGGGATGGTGCTGATACAGTAGCTAAAAAAGTAAAAGATATTGGTCAAAAATATAAAATGAAAGCCACTATCAAAACAGAAAAACCAATGTCAGCAGTAGGTGAATCAAAAATAACTAAATCAGCTTTAAAAGAAATTATTAAAGAAGAAATTAGAAATATATTAAAATAATGAGCAACGATTCAGTTTTAAAAAAAGAGTTTAAACAACGTGACGTTCAACGTCTCCGTAATCTTGTCCAAGGCAAGCATGGGGATCGTTCCACGATGGGAACTGGTTATACAAAAGCAAAAGAATTTCATGGTGAAGGTGATATTTGGGAAGAGGATGGTCGTCAATGGACTATTAAAAACGGATTAAAACAAAATATTACTAAATTAGATAAGGCAAAAGAAGGTATTGTTTTACCATTATTTTGTCCAACTTGTGCAAGATCAATGAAACCACATTTAGATAAAAAATGGTTTGTAATGTATGGATATTGTTTTGATTGTCAAGTAGATTTTGAACATAAATTACGTAAAGAAGGTAAATTAGAAAAATTTGAAAAAGAGGTTCTTAATCAACATTTAGAGGGCACCATTAAAGATTTTGAAATTTGGTTTGAAGAATTAATTAATTCTAAAGATGAATTTATAACAGAAGCTGGTGATATTGAAAAATGGGATGGTAGTGGTAAAGAACAGTTGTTAAAATATAAAGAGGAAGCACTAGAATATCTTAAAAAACAGAAAAAATAAATGACAACGTTAGCAATGTTTACAACCATCATTGTGGCCCTTATTACTGCTGTAATAGGGCCTTTATTAATGACATGGTTTAAAAACAAATTAGAAACTAAACCAACAAAAAGTCTTGTTGAAGAAGCTATTGACTTAAATGAGTTAGTTTCAGAACAAATAGAAATAATAATAGATGAATTGGAGGCAGACAGAATATGGATTGCTCAATTTCATAATGGAGGACATTTTTACCCCACAGGTAAATCAATCCAGAAATTTTCTATTTTTTATGAAACTATTACTCCTAACACGGAACCCATCCAAAGTGTATTCCAAAACATTCCAGTTTCCTTATTTCCAAAATCATTATCTAAACTTTATAAAGATGGAGAATTAAGTATTGCTGAGCTTAACGATGGAGAAGATTATGATTTAAAACCACTTTGTATAGCATATGGCACTAAATCATTTTATATGATTTCTATTTATAATTTGGATGACCATTTTATAGGTGTTATGGGTATAGCATTTAATGAAGAATATAAATTATCCAAAGAAGATTGGATATTTATACGACAGAAGGTAGGGGCGATTGGTTTGCTTTTAACTGACTATTTAAAAACTAAAAAATAATGAAAGACATTCAAAAAATAAAAGAATTTTTCTCTCAACCTGTGAAAGAATCATTAACAGGAGGATACCCTCATACAAAAACATCAGGTGAAAATTTTGAAAAAATTACAATTACAGAACCAATAGATGATGCTACTAAAGATAAAATGATTAAAAATTTTAGAGCAGCAGGTTGGGATGCTAAACCTAATAATGGTGGTGGTATTACTGCTATTAAAAAGGCAATGATGGAAGCTAAAGAAGAAACAGCTATTGACATGGCTAAAAAGCAATTAGATGCTTTAGGCATTAAATACGAAATGTCAGGTAATAAATTTAAACCATTTAAAGTTATTTATAAACCATACAATGAAGATTTAGATGCTTTGTATGACCAAGAATATGAATTAACTCGTATATACCAACAAGATAAAGGTAAAGAAAATTGGGAAAAATTATCTCAAATAAGAGAAAAAGGTAAACGATTAGAAGAATTTGAGGATATTATTGACTTATTTAATTTAGGTAGTGCTGTAAAATCATCAATGAATGAAGCATATCTCGGTTCAGGTAAAGACTTTATTAATGCAAAATTACAAAATTATCCTAAAGCTGTAGCTAAAATTAACCAATTAATTAATATGATTGGTGAATCCAATTTTACAATAGAAATGGCTGAGTGGATTTTTGATTTCTTTAATAATGCGCACTATGAAAGTCCAATGACAAAACTTAGGTTAGAAAATGAAGCTAAAAAAGAAGATAAAGTAGATACTATTACAATGGATATTCCTTTATTTATTCGTATGTTAGAATATTCAAGAGAAGATGCTGCTGAAGATATGGATTTACATGATGTTACTGAAAAAGCAATTTCATTAGGTAAAGAAAGAGGTATTTTACAAATGGATGATTATGATGAGATTATAGGTTCTGCTGAAGAAATAGAAGAAAATGTAGCCCCAAATCATAATGGAAGATCAGGTAAATATGGTTCTGGGTATAAACCACTAGAAGAAAGAATTGCTAAAGCATTAGACCAAATTAACGAGGAACTTTGTCCTGCTGGTAAAGCATATAGAAAACGCAGAATAGCAGCAGGTGAAAAATCATCAGCTTATCTATCAGGACGTGCTGTTAAAGTATGTAAAGGACAAATGTCAGGTAAAGCAAAGAAAAAATAATGGACGATAATCGCTTACAAGAATTAGTATCCGAATCATTACGCGACTGGTTTAAAAAAGAAGACTGGGTGCGTATTGATACACAAGGTAACATTACTGGTCCTTGCGGTTCTATGAAAAAAGGCGATGCTACTACGCGTTGTTTACCCCGTAAAAAAGCACAATCGTTGTCTAAAGCCGAACGAGCTAAAACTTCACGTAAAAAAGCCGCAGCTTCTCGTAAAGGTAAACAATTTGTATCTAATACTAGTAAAGCAAAATATAAAAAAGGTACATATAATAAAGATTAACATATTTATAACAAATACTTACATAAAATGACAGATTTTAATTATAAAAAATACTTAACTGAAAACAAGTTAACACAAACTACTAAGTTAAGAGCAGGAATATTGGCTGAAGGTCAATTTTCATGGATGACCCAAGATACAGGACAACAAATTGGTTCACAGGATGAAAACCAAATCCCTGTCTACATGTTTGATGATAAAGGTAAATATTATTATGAAAATGATTATGAGGGTTATGGTGTATTTGGTGGTATGGATTACTATGAATTACTAGACCAAATGAATGGTGGGGAAGGTGATAGAGGTAGAGGTATTGACTTAGCTTTTGGTAAGGAAAAAACATCATCTGAAGTATTATTCCCAGCACTAGTTACTAAACCAGATAAGTTTAATTATAAATCTCATAATTTTACTCAAGAACCTGAAAGCGATCCTAACCAATCTTGGTATACTCCAGAAGAAGATGATTTTTATGATCAAAATGATGAAGAGGAATATGGAGATAATGAGGATGAAGATGATGATATGATGGAAGGATTAAATGAAGGAAAAATGTATTTTCATGTATTAGAAGATGGTGGTTATGGTGATATAGGACATCAAGGTGTTTATGACACTAAAGAAGAGGCTCAAAATAGAGCTAATACATTATCTGATATGTTCCCTAAATCAGAGTTTTATGTTGAAGCTTATCCTAGCAAAAAAGAACCAGTTACAGTAACTATGGAAGGTAAAAAGAAATATTATAAAGATGCTGAAGCAGATGACGCTGAGCACATTAAAGCACTAGAAAAAGATATGAAAGACGATAAAAAATCAAGCAAAATGAAAAAATCAGACTTAAAAGCTAAAATTAAAGAAATGGTTTTAAGTGAAATGAATATAACCGAAGACACATTTGCCCCAGAATCTGAAGAAGATTTCTTAGCTGAAGTTGATGATATTTTAGCAGAAGCAAGTGAATTTGATAAAGCCATAGCACCTCGTGTTGCTACATTTATTAAATCACTTGATATTCTTGTAGATGAATACCACGCGGAATTATATTTATCTGATGATTTATATAATGCTATTGAAATGGTAAAAAAAGCAGCTAAGGATGTAGTAAACTCAGTAAATGAAGCAGACGAAGTAGCTGTTGACGATACAGAAGTAGCTGTTGATGGTAAAGAAAATATTGACGTTGATACAACAATACAAGTTGATCCTAACGTAAAAGCAGTACAAGATGCTTTAACACAAGCTCAAGCAGCTGCTCAAAAATTAGGTGATCCTAAATTAACAGACCAAATTGGTAATACAATTACATTCTTTACTCGTGCTCACGTAGTTGAAAAAGGTGCTGTAGCTGAAGCAGATGAAACAACATTAAGTAATCTTCAATATGTGTTAGATTGGTGGGAAGAATTACCATTTGAAAAGAAAAAAGAAATATTTCATCAATCCCATGAAGCTGAAGATGCTGCTGGAAAATATAAAATAAACGAAGTAGAGGGAAAATTAGTAGATGAAAAAACAGGTAAAGAAGTTACATTACCTTATGAAACTTTAGATTTTAGAGGTGATCCGATGACTGTAATTAGTTTTAGAGCTCCTCATAAACCATCATCCACAGGAAGAATATACACTAAAGGTGGTGGAGAATATTTTCCAAGCGTAGCAGGTTTAAAAATCATAGACCATTCTTTTTCAGAAGATTTAAATGAATCTATGTTCCCAATGTTAAAGAAAATTTTAAAATAAATAAACAATAAACAATAAACAATAAAAATTATGAATACTCAAGAATTAGCAGAAAAAATGGAAGTCTTATTTGAAGAATTTAAAGCAGAACATGCAAAAACTTCAAAAGCAGCTCACGGTCGTGCTCGTAAAGTTTTAGGTGAAATCAAGAAATTGGTTGCTGAATACCGTAAAGCTTCTATCGATGAAGACAAAAAGTAAATTGGAAGAAAAAAAACTTTCAAAATCAGAATTAGAGGCAAGAGAAAAGGTAATCAAGGACTTGAAAAAAAACAAGTCCGCTCTTGTTAAACGCTACGGCAAAGATGCTGAAGCAGTCATGTATGGACGTGCAACAAACATAGCTAAAAAAATGGCAGAATCAGAAAACAAAAACAGAATTAAAGAATTAGTTCGCAAATCATTAATGCAGGAAGCTGATATTGAAGTAATGGCTGACAAATATGGTGAAGAAAAAGCATTAGGCCAAGCGGCTATGATGTTAGACGCCCTAGAAGAATTACTAAAAAAACATGATTGGTACTACATGATGTCCGATGATAATAGAGCTTATACCCAAGGTTCAGCTCAACAATATGAAATCAGAAAAATCATGAAACAACTTGAAGATATTGGGTATATTAAAGATGCTAAAGCATTATTCAACAAATATGCTCCAGATGGTCCAGGTGGTATTTCATTAAAACTTAAAGAAGTTGTTATAGCTTCTGAAATGACTACTCAAGAATCCTCAGGTCATGCTGAGCGATTTGCTAAATATATGTCCGATAAAGAAGGTAAAACATTTACAGTTACCGATGGTTCAGTTGATGGCCCCTCATTTGATTTAGATTTAGATGGTAAAAAATATGAAGGTGGTAGCTATATTATTTCAACAGCAGGAGAAATTATTAACATGGCTCTCCCTGAACATCCAGTTTATGCTAATATTACAATGTTAGAAGGTAAAAAAGAGGATATGGACAAAGATGGTGACATTGATTCTAAAGATTACTTGGCAAAACGTGATGCCGCTATTAAAAAAGCAAAAGGCGAAATGAAAGAAGGAGAATTAGAAGAAGCTTATGTTCCTTCAAATATTAAAGAATTTGCTAAAAGAAAAGGCGCTACCTCTTTAGTTAATAAAGTAGCAGGTTGGGCTGAAAAAGCAGGTAAAGGTATTCGTGGTGGAACAGCAATTGGAAAAGATTATAGTACTCTTATTTTAGATTTATCATATCAAGATGGAGCTATTCGTATTAATCTTGACGATGATACAGTTACATTATATGATGAAGAAATTTTTGATGCTAAGTCATTTAAACAAGTATATTTAGCTAATCAAGAAGAATCTAAAGATAGTGAAATGAACGAAGATATTGATTTAGGTCACGAAGATAACGAACCACATATGATTAAAGGTGAATTATACCAAATTGGTAAATACGCTATGAAATTATATGCTATTCTAGAAGAACTAGAAGAAACAGGTGAGGAAATTGATTTTCCAGCTTGGTGGCAGTCAAAAATTACTACTGCTAAAAACATGATGTCAGGTGCTAAACATTACCTTGATTTTGAATTAAAAGAACCATACATTGATGCCGCTGTAGATGCTGCAACAGGTGAAGCACCTCATATGGGTGAACCTGAAGCTCCTATGATGGAAGCTGAAATTGGTAAAGATGAAATTTTAGCAGGTAAAATTATGAAAGCACTTAAGGACATGGCTAATAAAGATGCTTCAGACCAACATAACCTTAAACAAGCTAGAATAGCTTTAAACAAAGGTAATATAGATGCTGCTGAAAAAATAGCTAAACCTTACCTATCAGAAAAAATTGCTAAACTATTAAAGTCTAAATAATGACTAAAGACGAGTTAAAAGAGAAAATTAAAGTACTTGTAAAACAAGTATACACACCTAGTCAAATTGATTTGGACACGGATAGTGAAATATCTCTTGATGCTCCAAAATTTCCAGTATTAGTTAAATTCCCAAAACTTAAAGATGTTATTATAGATCTATTAACAGATCAATATGAGATCTTTATGACAAATATTGAATGGGTTGCTCCTCGCCCTACAACTTTTAGAATTGTACTTGGTAACGATGAAAATTTCTTATTAACTTACACTGAAAGAAGTTGGATTGCTCAAATTGAAGGTAAAAATTATTACCTATTAAATTTAGGCGAAGAAGAACAAGCCGCTCAATCAATTTCAAGAATGTTAGCATATGGTGTTTCCGCAGGAGCACCAGCAGAAGAAGCTAATATGGAAGAACCAGCAGCAGAAGAAACTGCTACAGAAGAAGCATAATGACAAACGTATTCGATATATTTTTCAAGAAATTTGCCTATAAATTTTCCAAAGGATATCCTGACATGAATAATAATCAGGATGCTTTGTTGTTAGAACATTTAATTAATAAATTAGGTGTTGTAATAGCTTTAGAAGAAGCCCGAGTAGAAGTAAGTAAATTAAAAAATCGTCCTGAAAGACGTAAAGTTATTATTAATAAAATATGGGATAAAAGTCCATTTAAATTAATTGATAGTACTGAACTTTTAGTTTCTGATATTATAATCGATGGTGAAAAATTTTCTGCAGCTAATGCTGAAGATAAAGATAAAGCACTAACTGCTTTAGCTACAGTATCCAAATTATCTTTTGATGGTACTGTTGATGGTGTTAAAAAATCTGTTAGCTCTAATAATTTAGAAAAAACACCTGAATTAGGTGGTAAAGGTGCTGGTTCATCAACAACTATTGAAACCACTGCTATGACTGATTTAGATGCTAAAATTAAAGAATTAGGTACTATTGATATTAAAATTGGAAATGAGATTTATCCTAACATAACAGGTGTTAAAAATACTCCGGGTGTTCCTAAATCTGATTTTGAATTATATGATGAAAGTGGTAAATCATTAATTTTTGTATCTCATAAAGATTGTTGCGATGCAAGAGATTTCCAACAATATGGAGGTGTAAGTGCTTTCAAATCAGACTCCGAATTACAATTATTCGTAGCAGCAATTAAAAAAGAACTTGGTGGTGATCAAATGATTCGTGGTGGTGGATTTAAACGTAAAGTTGAATCCGATGAGATAAAACTCAAATCAATATATGGTTTAAACTATGGTTCAGGATTTAATAAAGATAATGTTCAAATAGTTTGTCAAGGTGAAATAAATCTTATACCTATTAGCGATGGTGTTTATACATTAAAAAGTGATCACGATATATTAAATGGAACTATTCCTGGTGAAGGTTATACTCCATATTTTATGGCTACTTTTAGATCAGATAGAAATGATTTAGGTATAAAACAAGCAAGATTAGGTGTTTATCCAACCGCAACAAGACCAACAGCCGTAGAGATTTAATATATATAATCATGGATTTAAAAAAATTAATTAAAGAAGTCTTATCAACCCAAAAAATAGATTGTGGTTGTGGTTGTAATAATGGATGCGTTAAAGCGCCTATATTAAATGAAAACTTACAAGTGCGTGTTTTGATGACTGACAATATGAAATATCATATAGACAACAATAAACCGCTTACTGAAACAACATTACCATATGGTTCTAAAGAATATTTAGACTTATGGGTTGAAGCAAGATATTTGTATTCTCGTGGAGCTATTAATGCTTATGGTATTGATAAAGAAAAAATTACTGAAACTCATTTAGGTGAATATGGAATATTTGAAGGACAAATAGTTCCTTTAGATATGCCTATACTTGAAGAAGGTATATTAACAGAAGATAATATTGCTGAATTAGACAAAATTAAAAAAGAAGTTGAAGCTTTAATGCCAAGTCTTAGTTGGATAGATGATGTTACTGTTTCTAATTATAGTGGTGATCTAGATATTGAATTAGATTATAAATTAGATCCTCAAGAAATCAAACAATTATCTCAACTTGCTTCTAAGTATGATATGAATTTATTATACAAAACAGGTAAAAATGCTACATTAACAAAACGTAGAGTCCCACAAAAATATGAGGAATTAAATGAAGCCGAATATCAAGGACGTAAAGTTACTTTAAATAAACCATCACAAGGTGATAGTAAAAAATTTAAAGTATATGTTAAAAACGATAAAGGTAAAGTTGTAAAAGTTAACTTTGGATTTGGTGGAACATCAGCTAAAGGTAAGCGAATGGTAATTAAGGATAAAAATCCAAAACGTCGTGCTGCCTATAGAGCAAGACACAATTGTAAAAATCCTGGACCAAAATGGAAAGCAAATTATTGGTCTTGTAAAGCTTGGTAATTAATGGAAACTAAAAAAGAACGTAAAGCTAAAAACCGTAAGAAAATGGTTAAAGCTACTATTAAAGCTCAACAGAAAAAAGGTATTTATAAAGCAAAAACATAATGATCAATCTTATTCAATTATTAAAAGAAGCAAAACAATCTATTGAGGAATTTGCTAGCATTAGATTAAAAGGTGCTGAAAAAATAGCTGATACTACCTTAAAAGCAGGTGGATTATCATTATTAACTTACAAACACTACAAAGTTAAATTACCTTATTATAAAAAAGCAGCAGCTGGTAAATTAGATAAAGAAGCTGCTAAAAAGGAATTTGAAGAAACTTTAAAAAGTATTTCCTTAGGTATGACTCAAAGTCAATTTCAAACAGAAGTTGGACGTTTAGAGGTATTAGGTGAATTGTTAATTAGAGAAAAATAATATGTTAAACGCGGATATTCCAAGCTTTAAAGCTTTAGTTCGCAAATCATATTTTACAAAAAATGTAAAAGACTATGATGAGTTTTATAATGTTTATGTTTTTGGATTACAATCTTGTTCAGGAAAAATATTAACATTTCATGTAATGACAGATAATGGAATGGTTAGAAATAGAGTTCCAATATCTGAAATTTATACTAAAATCCCTACAAATGATATTCCATTTAACTTTAAACAATTGTGGGATTGCTTTTCAGTTAATGTAGCTGTTATAGAATATGATTTTTTATCATATCATAGAGCCCAAGTTGTATTAAGAGACGGAAGTAAAGTTTGGGGAACTTATATGTTTACTATAGATTGGTATAATAATCCATATAGTGATGAACCTTCAGATTATAAATGTGGACATATATTTAAGGCAGATGATGGATATTTGATGTGTCAACCCAATAATAGATTATTTTGGAAAGATTCAAATTGGGTAACTAAAACACTCCCAGAAGATTTAAAGCAATTTAAAGTAGATACAGAATTACCATCAGTTGAAAATATTTCTGATAGATGGGTAACCGAAGATGGAGATTCATTCTATTACGATATGAATGAAATAATATAATTTTAATATATTTATAAAATATGGATAATTTCAACTTAAGAGCATATTTAAATAGTCAAGTTTTACTTGAAGATATCCCAGGTCCTCAAGCTGATGAAGCTGAATTAGATGCCTTGGATAATGAAATTGCTTCGGCATTTGCCTCTGGTTTAGGTGCTTTACAAGGTCAAGTTGCTGAAGTTAAAGGACAAGTTGCTGAGGCAGAAACTGATTTAAACGAAGCAGTTATTACCTCGTTACTTATATCAATTTTACTATCAGCTCCTAAATTATTAGAAATTGTTGGTGGTATGGTTAATAAAATTGCCGCTAAATTTTCTAAAGAAAAAGGTGAAGTACCTGCTGCTGAAGCTTTAATTCACGCTGGTCATTATTTAGAAGAAAAATATTTAGGTTTACTTAAAAAAATACTTAAAGTAACAGGTATTGCTAAAAAAGCAAACATTAAAACAGATGCTGAATTAGAAATAGCCGCTAAAGTATTATTATATGTTATATTAGGAGTAGCAGCTACATCAGCAGGTTTTGCTTCAGCAGAAGCAATTGGTGGTGCTATAGCCGGAAAAGGTGTAAGTGTTGCTACTTATGGTTTAGCTAAAGGTAGTTTAGCAGGATTAAAAGGTAAAGAAATTATTTCAGGAATAAAATCATTATCAGTAAAAGTTTAAACATATTTATAATAAAATATAAAAATATAAAAACATGGCATTAACAAGATACGAAGCATCTTTAGGTTGGTCAGTAGCAACTGATAACACATTTTCAATTGGATTTGGATCTTATTCTTCAGATATACAAACCCGGCTGGTTCAAGCTGTAAACTATGATACCTTTTTAACAACTGTATCAGCAACACCAAACCCACCAAGCCCCGTATCCTCTTGGCTTATTCCAAATACATCAGCATCAAATATAACATTTACTACTTTTAATGATACAACGAGTGTAGCAAGTGGAATGCCTCAACAAATGATTAATGCCTCCAACCCCGGAAATGATAATGCATATTGGGGTGTTTATTTTGGTGCTATAACTGGTCAAGGACAATTAGCATTAGCATTAGGTAAAATTCAAGTTTATGGTACAACAGTAACAACTTTAGCGGGTAATGGTAATGATCCTAATAATGCAACATCATTAGCAGGATTACAAGCTTTATTTTTAAAAATAGGTCAAAAATATGCAAATTTTGGTGGATGGGTCCCTGGAGGTAATGTTCAAACTTCTATTGATTCTGCTCAAGAAGCAGGGATTATGATATCATTAAATGGATGTATTGTCTACTCAGGATAATATTTAAATAACATTTAGAGCGATTCATAGCCGCTCGTCCGCAAGGATATATAATATTGGAGCTGTGGCCCACCTTAAAAAGTGGGCTACTTTTTTTATTTAAACTTGGAAAATTAAAAGATATGACGTATATTAAAGCATTAAACAAACTGGAAATGAGTAAGAAAATTGTAATTGTTGGTGCAGGAGTAGCAGGTGTAAACGCAGCTACAAAACTAGTAGACAATGGATACGATGGTAGTTTAATTACCATTATTGATATGGGTAAAGACCCTTATAAAAGATTACCTGAAGAGGTAATGACAGGTTTTTTAGGTGCTGGAGGTTGGAGTGATGGTAAATTAACATACCATACAGCTATTGGTGGTCAGTTATCCAAGTATTGTGGTGAGGAAAAAGCAATGGAATTGATGGATCAAGTCATCACTAATTTCAAACGTTTCCATCCTAAACCAGAGGAGGTACAATGTTCAAATCCAGATACAGAACCAGAATTTATTAAACCATACTTTGGTTTACGATTGTTTCCTGTATGGCATGTAGGTACAGATTATCTATCTGAGATTGCTAAAAATTGGTACGATTATTTAGTATCTAAAGGAGTACAATTCCATTGGGAAACTAAAGTAACCAGCATCAATTTTAGACACAACGAGGTTGTAATGCATTCAATTAAACCCGAATTTGCAACTATGGATAATGATGGGATATTCTATGATGAACTTATTTTTGCAGTAGGTAAATCAGGAATTGATTTTGCTCAACAACTAGCCAACCAGTACGAACTACCAGACGAACCTAAATCAGTTCAAATTGGAGTTCGATTCGAAGCCCCACAAGAACACTTCCAAAAACTAATCGATATTTCATACGACTTTAAGTTATATAGAAAATTTGACGATAAAGGTGTTTCACTACGCTCATTCTGTACAAACAATAATGCCGCTTATGTTGCTGTAGAGGAAACATATGGTGATCATAGTTACAATGGCCACGCTAAAAAAGATCCAAAATACCTAAACGGAATGACCAATTTTGGTATTTTAATGGAAATTAATGGTATTGAAGATCCATTTACTTGGTCACGTGATGTAGTAAATAAAATACAATCAAATGGTACTGGTTTATATTATAGTCCTTCTCGTCAACCATCAACTACATCTGAAGGTAAGGATGTAAGTGCAACTCAAATTAGTTGGTTACAATTATTAGGAGTAATGGAAGCGTTTGATGGATTTTTTGAATACATTGTTGATTTTATTGATGATATGAAAAAAGTATTCCCAACATTAGGAGATGATTGGGGTATTTATATTCCTGAAGTAAAATATCTTTCACCTGAGGTAAAAGTAGATTATTCTAACCTAGCATTAACTGATTATCCAAACGTACACTTTGTAGGCGATGCTTTATCAGCACGTGGCATTACAGTATCAGGAGCACAAGCAATTTATGTTGCTGAAGCATTTTTAAATACATTTGGAAAAGCAACAAATCTTCCGTATGTTTGTGAATGGGATAATATTCATGGAGATATATTTAACTAAAATAATATGGAAGAAAAAATAAATAGAAAATATGAAGCTGCTAAAAAATTAACTAAAGCAGATGGTACTATTGCTTATGTATTTGATAATAAATTACATAATTGGGATGGTCCAGCACATATTCCACAAGGTGATAATCGTAAACGTGAATATTATTTAAATGGAATTCAGTTTACTGAAGAACAATGGAAAGAAGCAAGGAGAGAACGTGAAGGATTGCCTTGGTATAAACAAGCATCATCAAAAGGAGGCACAAATAGATTTTAAAATGGGACACAAGTATGAACCAATTCCTCGTAAAGGAGATAGATATGAGAAAGCATGGGGTTACGAGCTTTGGATTGTAAATCATGAAGCATATTGTGGTAAACTCCTTGTATTTGAAAAAGATAAAAAATTCTCAATGCATTACCATTTAATTAAAGAAGAATCATGGTATGTGTCTAAAGGAGAATTTGAATATAGGTGGATTGATACTGAAAAAGCAATTATTAAGTCAACTAGGATTATTGAAGGAGATGTTGTAGATTTAGAACAAGGTCAACCACATCAATTAATTGCACTTACTGAAGGAGCTACAATTTTTGAAGTATCAACCAAACATTTTGAAGAAGATAGTTATAGAGTATTACCAGGATCATCACAATTATGAAAATAGGATTTTGCGGAACAATGTCAGTAGGTAAAACAACGCTTGTTAATGCGTTGAAAGAATTACCTGAATTTAAGGATTATCAGTTTAGAACTGAGCGTTCAAAGTATTTGATGGAATTAGGTATTCCATTAAACACAGATTCAACAATTAAAGGTCAAATTGTATTTTTAGCTGAACGAGCTAGTGAATTAATGTGCAAAAACATTATTACAGATCGCACTATTGTTGATGTCATTGCATTTACTAAAGCAGCTAAATCAATTGATTATCATGAAGCTGAAGATTTTATTCATTTAGCAATACGAATGTTACCTGAATACGATTATTTATTTTATGTATCTCCAGAAGGTGTTGAAATAGAAGATAATGGTGTTCGTGAAACTGATGTTGAATATCGCAATTTAATTGATTTTATTATCAAACATCAGCTAGATAGCAATAAATGGAGAATTAAAAATTTGGTAAATATAAAAGGTTCTACAGAAGAACGTATTGCACAAGTTAAATCTGCACTTTCTTTGTAATATTTATAACAAAATCTTCATAATGAAAAAATCTGAATTAAAAGAGTATATCAAAGAAATGATTGTATCTGAATTAACAGAAGTAGATACTGACAAAACTCGTGGTACTGTAGTAATGCCCAAAGCATCTAACCCAGCCGACATTAAAAAACTTACAGCTCAAGGTGTTGACATTGAGTTAAAAGAAGAGGATATGGATGATATGGAACCAACAGCAAAAGATATTGCTGCAAATTCTTCAATCGCTAAATTAAAATCAAAGTACGAAGAAGTAACAAAGCAAATGAAAGCTGTTGTTAACAACTATAAGAGTGCTGAAGGTGCTGAAAAAGATAAATACGTAACTCAATTAAAAAACTTAACTAAACTTAAGAAAGAAATTGAAGCTATGATTAACCCTTCAATTGACGACGAAGAAAATTAATATTATGGATTTTTTAAAAAAGGTTTTTGGTAATATTCAAACATTACTTATTGTAGTGTTAGTTATCGTTATTTTAATGAAATCATGTGGTGAAGAAACTACAGATCCTCAAATTATTACCAAAACAAAAACCGAATATATTTCAGTAGAAAAAAAAGTACTTCAATATGTTCCAAAATGGAAAACACGTATTAAAACTAAAATAAACATTGATACTTTTTTAACAAAAGTTGATACATCTGCTATTTTAAATGATTATTATTCTAAATATTATTATGAAGATACATTATCTTTAGATACATTAGGATATGTTTTAGTAAAAGATACTATTAGTAAAAATAAAATTACATCTCGTAATGTTAATTATAAATTATTAATTCCAAAAATTACAATTGAAAAAACTATTATTCTTAATAAAAGAGAATTTTATACTGGTTTTGGAGTAACAGGTAATTTAGATCAATTGAATTATATAGGTGTTGAAGGATTATATAGAACCAAGAAAAAACAAGCATTTGGTTTAGGTATTGGAGTTAATCAAAATCTTATTCCTGTAGTATCTGGCCGAATGTACTGGAAACTAGGAAAATGAGCCAAGATTTAAGAGAAATTATAAGACAGGAATACATTAAATGTGCAGCTGACCCTGCCCACTTTATGAAAAAATACTGTAATATTCAGCACCCACAACGTGGCCGTGTAATATTCAATTTATACCCATTCCAAGATAAAGTATTACATTTATGGAGAGATAATCCATATTCAATTGTATTAAAATCACGTCAGTTAGGTATATCAACATTAGCCGCAGGTTATTCTTTATGGTTAATGCTATTTCATAAAGATAAAAACGTGTTGTGTGTTGCAACTAAGCAAGAAACAGCTAAAAACATGGTAACGAAAGTTAAATTCATGTTTGATAATTTACCTTCATGGCTTAAAATACCAGCAGACGAACATAATAAATTAACATTAAGATTAAATAACGGATCTCAAATTAAAGCAACTTCAGCATCAAGTGATGCAGGTCGTTCAGAAGCCGTTTCTCTATTGATTGTCGATGAGGCAGCTTTCATTGAACAAATTGGTGAGATTTGGGCATCAGCTCAACAAACTTTAGCAACGGGTGGTGGTGCGATTGTATTATCTACTCCTTACGGTACAGGTAACTGGTTCCACCAAACGTGGATTAAAGCAGAAAATTCTGAAAATGACTTTTTACCTATTAAATTACCTTGGTTTGTTCACCCTGAACGAAATGAAGAATGGAGAAAACGTCAAGACGAATTATTAGGAGATCCTAGATTAGCAGCACAAGAGTGTGATTGCGATTTTAGTACTTCAGGTGATATAGTATTCTATTCAGAATGGTTAGAATTTATTACACAAACAACAATAAAAGATCCTCTTGAAAGAAGAGGCGCTGACCAGAACTTTTGGGTATGGGAACCAGCAGACTATACAAGAGATTATATGGTAGTAGCTGACGTAGCCAGAGGCGATGGTAAAGATTTTTCAACTTGTCACGTAATCGATATTGCCACTAACGTACAAGTTGCAGAATATAAAGGGCAATTACCTACTAAAGAATTTGGATATTTTCTAGTAGGTGTTGCTACCGAATATAATAATGCTTTACTTGTAGTTGAAAATGCTTCTATTGGTTGGGCAACTATTGATGCTGTAATTGAACGAGGTTATCGCAATTTATATCAATCACCAAAGTCAGATCAACTCACAGCAGAGTCGTATTTAAAGACATACGAGGGTTCATCCGATATGACCCCTGGATTTACAATGTCAATGCGTACTAGACCATTAATTGTCAATAAATTCCGAGAATTTGTTGGTGATCGTTCCGTGACAATTCGCTCGAAACGTTTAGTTGAAGAGATGAAAGTATTCGTATGGAAAAATGGTAGACCCGAAGCTCAAACAGGTTATAATGATGATTTAGTAATGCCCTTTGGTATTGCTATGTATTTAAGAGATACATCTTTAAAATTCCAACAACAATCTCACGACATGACTCGAGCTACGCTTGGAAATATGAGTAAGAGTACGTATGTTGGTGCTTATAATCCAAATCAAGTAAAAAATCCATATACCATTCAAACAGATAAGGGAACGGAGGACATTAGTTGGATTTTGTAAATATTTATAGTATATAATAAAACATAAAAATGGCTGATAAAAGTTTATTTACCCGATTACAACGCCTGTTTTCAACAGACGTTATCATTCGTAATCAAGGAGGTAACGAATTAAAAGTAATGGATGTTGATTCAATTCAACGTTCAGGCGATATTGCTACTAACTCATTAATGGATAGGTATAATCGTTTGTATTCTCCTGCCTCTACCTCATTATTAGGTTCTCAAATTGGTTTAAACTGGCAATACTTACGTACTACGGTTTATTCAGACTATGATAATATGGATTATGATGCTATTGTTGCTTCTGCTCTTGATATTATTTCAGATGAATCTACATTAAAAAATGATTTAGGAGAGGTATTACAAATTAGATCAAATAATGAAGATATTCAACAAGTATTATACAACTTATTTTATGATGTATTAAACATTGAATTTAATTTATGGAGTTGGATTCGCCAAATGTGTAAATATGGTGACTTTTTCTTAAAATTAGAAATTGCTGAAAAATATGGTGTTTATAATGTAATCCCATATACTGCATATCATATTGAAAGACAAGAAAACTATGATAAAGAACATCCAAATGCTGTAAGGTTTAGGTATTCACCAGAAGGTATTTTTGCTGGTGGTTCAGGTTATTATGGTTCCCCTACTTTAGGTTCATTTAATGAAAACCAACCAGGTATTTATTTTGATAATTATGAAATGGCTCACTTTAGATTGTTAACAGATGTTAACTATTTACCTTATGGTCGTTCATATTTGGAACCAGCTCGTCGTATCTTTAAACAATATGTGTTAATGGAAGATGCTATGTTAATTCATAGAATCTCACGTAGCCCTGATCGTCGTACTTTTTATATTAACGTAGGTTCAATTCCACCAAACGAGGTTGAAAACTTCATGCAGAAGACAATTTCAACTATGAAGCGTACTCCATTAATAGATAACCAAACTGGTGAATATAACTTAAAGTATAACATGCAAAACTTATTGGAAGATTTTTATATTCCAATTCGTGGAAATGATACTACAACCAAAATTGAAACCCAACCAGGTTTAAATTACGATGGTATCCAAGATGTTACTTACTTACGTGATAAATTATTCGCAGCTCTTAAAGTGCCTAAAGCATTTATGGGTTATGAAAAAGATTTAACAGGTAAAGCAACATTAGCCGCTGAAGATATTAGATTTGCTCGTACAATTGATCGTATCCAGCGTATTACATTATCTGAATTATATAAAATTGCATTAGTACATTTATATTCACAAGGTTATACAGGTGAGGAATTAACTAACTTTGAGTTAGATTTAACTACTCCATCTATTATCTACGATCAGGAAAAAATTGCGTTATTAACTCAAAAGGTTGATTTAGCTCAAAAGATCATGGAAGCTAAATTATTACCTACCGATTGGATTTATGATAATGTATTCCATTTCAGTCAAGATCAATTTGATGAATATAGAAACTTATTAGCTGAAGATCAAAAACGAACATTCCGCTATAATCAATTAATGGAAGAAGGTAATGATCCTAAAGTAACAGGTAAATCATACGGTACACCTCACGATTTAGCTTCATTATATGGTAAAGGTAGAATGTTTGACCAACCTGAAAATGTACCTGTAGGATATGGTAGTGATTTAGAATTAGGTCGCCCTGAAGAAAAATCAACAGATCGTAATACTCAAGATGATAATTTCGGAAAAGACAGATTAGGTGCTAAAGGTATGAAGAATGATGATAACGAATCGGATTCAATTCGTCCTAATTATAAAGGTGGTTCGCCATTAGCTTTAGAAGCAAAACAAATATATCTTAAAAATAAATCTTTAATTGAAGGTTTAGTTAAAAGGGTATCACTTGAAACACCTAAAGTTGAAGAATCGCTATTAGACGAAAAACAAATCAGAGAATAAAAATCCTTATATATTTATAACAAAACCCCGAGAATGAATATAAAACATTCCAAGTATAAAAATACAGGAATTCTGTTTGAATTATTGGTAAGACAAATTACCGCTGATACATTATCAGGTAATGATTCAAAAGCAACTGGTATCCTTAAAAAATACTTTGTAAGAACGGAATTAGGTAGAGAATACAAATTATATGAAACTTTATCTAAACATAAAAATTTAACTGAAGGTAAGGCAGAAGTAGTAATTAATTCTGTTGTTGAGTCATCTAAAAACCTTAACAGAGGTGCATTAAAGAGACAAAAATATAATTTAATTCAAGAAATCTCTAAATATTATAGTTTAGATGAATTTTTTAATACTAAATTGCCAAGCTATAAAGTACACGCCGCACTATATACTCTATTAGAGATATATAACAGCGAAAATTTATCTAACCCAGACCAAATTATTAACAATAAAATTGCTATTTTGGAAAGTTTAACAACACGCACTGTTAATAAACAAAAAGTGGAAGAAGATTTAATGACTGAATTCCAATCATATGATAAGGATTTACGTATTTTAACATATAGAGTATTATTGGAAAAATTTAATGGTAAATATGCTTCATTAAACGATAATCAAAAATCAGTATTAAAAGAATTTATCAATTCAGTTGATTCAACTCCTAAATTAAAAGAATTTTATAATACTAAAATTAATGAGATTAAAACTGAATTAACTACATTAGCTAAAAAAGTTACTGATAAAGTTGTTAAAATTAAATTAAATGAAGTTAATAATATGTTATTACCTTTAGGTAAAATAGCTAAAGTAGGTACTGATGATTTAGTTAACTTATTACAATATTATGCACTTTTAGAAGAACTTGTAACAGCAAATGGTTAAGTATAAATTAAAGGAGATTGAAGTAGGAGATGTACAAGTAAGAGGTGGAAGCCAATCTACCGTTACTGCTATTGACCCAATTACCGGTGCTATATCATGGGATATAACAACCGTTCCTGAAATGGATACTACCTTTAAGAAATTTGCTCAATTAAGAGATTACATAGAAAATTTAGCATCTGATAAAAAAGAAGATCCTAAATTTAGAGAAATCGCTAAAAAAGTAATTGCTACTTTTAATGATTTTAGAACACATTTGAGAACAAATTATCCAAATGAATATGAAACATTTAAAAGCGTTGCTGAAGATTTAGCAAAAACATTAAATGAAGAATCAACAATAGCTTCTAATTCATTTTTTACATCAGGTGGTGAAGGTGAAAACCATACAGGTCCCTCTCCTAGAAAATCAACTTATGGAGCTTATACACAAGCTGGATATAAAAAAGTAGCAGAAGGTCCTGGAGCAACATTTGGTCCTGGTCCATCAGCAGGTCCTGAAGGCGTTATAAAAAATAAATATATTACTGATTTTAAATATAAATTAGTTGGAAAAACAGGTGCTGAAAAAGCAGCCAAAGGATTACCAGCTGAATCTTTAAACGAAGCAAATACAGATATTGAATCATATTTACAAGATTTAAATATATCTGACCCTGATAAAAAAAAGTTCATTGCAAGCCGTATTTTAGGTTTTGATGAATTAGAAAGAAAGTTAAATGAGTTATTACCATTTTTACAACAAGCAAAACATGAAACTATGGATTATTACAGACAAAATCCAAATTCATTTACTGTAGTATATGGAACTGATTTAGCAAATGATTACGTAAACGACTTAATAGAATTATTTAAAAAATAAAAAAATATGGCAAACTTACCCGCAAACCCATCAGCAACATTATTAAGTGGATCAGCAAGCATAACTGGCTCATTCGCAGGATTTTCAGTAGCTCAAGCAGTTACATTCACTGGTTTAAAAGATTCTAATGGAACTAGTTTAGCAGGAGGTGGATTAACATTCGCCTCAGGAGTAACTATACCATTATTTGTAACTAGTGCTTCTATATCAGCAGGAGCAATATTATTATATCCTTAATATTTATAACAAAATGGAAAAGACATTACAACAACAATACCAATTAATTAAAGAAGGTAAAGGTAATAAAGACCACTTCTTGAAAGTAGCAAAATATATGTTCCCTGAATATATTACCTCAGGTAATGATTTTGCTTCAACTATTCACATCTTAAAAAGTAAAAATCTTTTAAGTGAAGCTATTGGTGGTGTTATTACACAATCACCAATCCAACCAGATTGGTTTAAAATCTTTAATACAAAAATTGCAGAAGCAGTAGGTGTTAAAAATACTAAGGAATATGGTGATCAAAACGAATTTGAAAAACCAGCACCAGAAGTAGCTAAAGATTTAGCAAACCAATTTGATAATAATAATCCTGACAATATTGACAACGTTTATGGTCAGTCATTTTTAATGGGTTTTTATACTGAAATGCAGGATGAAAAAAATAAAGATAAAAGTGTATATGAATTAAAACAAATCGTGTTAAAAAACATGGTTAAAAATGTTAATTATTATGCTACTGAAGCTTCATTTGGTGTTAAAGGAATTGGATATACTAAAGATGTAGTTGGAGGTGGAGATCCTGTAGAACCTAAAGGTAAATATAAATCATCAGGATATGGTGATATGCCTAAATCTGTTAAAGAAGGTTTAAACGAAGCAAAACGTCCTTCAATCAATGACCATATTAAAGAAGTAGAAAAATCATCTCAAGCAATTGCTTTAGAAGCTAAATTAACGGCTATTGATGAGGCAATTGAAAAACGTAAATCTAAATTAGCATTAGCCGAATCAGAAGAATTAGCAGAAATGATTGATCAATCTATGGTTAAAACTCTTAATAAAGAAATTAAAGAACTTGAAAAACATAAAGCTAAAACCCAAAAAATCTATGAAAAGATGACAGGTAAAGCTAAAGAAGAAGTAATTGATGAAGATAACGATATAATGAATTACTAATATGAAACAAGTATTAATAGAAACAATCCCGTTTTCTGTATCACCAATGAGTTTAACTGAAGGTTTAAAAGCACCTTCTGGTAATCCAATGGTTGAAGGGATACTTGCAACAGCTGAAGTTAAAAACGGGAATGGTAGATATTATCCTAGAGAAATTTGGGATAAAGAAATCGATAGATATCAATCAGTTGTTAAAGAAAATAGAGCAACAGGTGAATTAGATCACCCTGATTCTACAATCATTAACTTAAAAAACGTATCTCATATCATTAGAGAAATTTGGTGGAATGGTGATAAAGTAATGGGTAAATTAGAAATTTTACCTACAATGTCAGGCAATATTTTAAAAGCCCTTATTGAAAATAACGTTATGGTAGGTGTATCATCTCGTGGAATGGGTTCATTAAAAGAAATGAACGAAGGTACTTTAGAAGTTCAAGACGATTTTGAATTATTATGTTGGGATTTTGTTTCAACACCTTCCAATCCAGGTTCATATATGAATTTAATTAGAGAAGGTTTAGAAAATCCTAAAGAAAACCCATACGCAAAAGTAAACATATTATTATCGGAAATTTTATGTGCTAATGGCACGTGCCCGATAATTTAAGAAGCCTGCTACCTTAGGCAAGTGCCCCTCTAAAGATAGGCTCTTTAGACAGACCCCTACAGAAATGTAGGGGTTTCTTTTTCTGCGCAACTGGCGACTTTAAAAAATCTTGATATATGTATCGACATAATATGCGATCTTATATCGCATCAAGTTAACATAACTTATTACGCTTCGACAATCGTCAACAATAAGCGTATTTCCAACAACAAATAAATTTGAGGACAAATGACAAACAACAGAGATTTGCTTAAAGAAGCAATCGCCGATGCTAAAGCTGTTAAAGAAACTGCTATAGCAAACGCAAAAGCCGCTCTTGAAGAAGCATTCACACCTTATTTGAAAGAAAAGTTAGCTGCAAAGCTTTCTGAAATGGATGATATGGATGATATGGATGAAGCTAAAGAGATGGATGAAATGAAAGAGAAGGACATGAAAGAAAATTTCGACATGGACGAAACTACAGAAATGGATGAAGCTAACCACAGAAAAGGGTACGAAGGCCAAATGGGCATGAAAAAATTAGGTACTAAAGAAATGGAAGAAACTTATGACATGGATGAAGCTAAAGACATGGATGAAATGGACTTAGATGAACTTCTTAGAGAATTAGATGACATGGAAGAAGGTGAAAAAGAAGAAATGATGGAAGGTGAAGATTTAATCAACGATCCCAAATATCCTTCAGACAACAACGCTCATGGTAACGTTGCTGAAGCTGAAGAAGAGGAAATGGGAGAAGAAGAAGAAATCGATCTTGAAAACATGTCTGAAGATGATCTTAAATCATTCATCGAAGGTGTTATCGCTGACATGGTAGCCGCTGGGGAACTAGAAGGCGAAATGGAAGGCGGAGAAGGTGAAGAAATGGAATCTGAAGAAGAAGAAATTAGTATTGATGAATTAATGAATGGATTAGACGAACGTAAAAAGTACGGTGGTAACAAAGGCGACGTACCTGCTGCTAAACGTGGTGACAAAAAAGACACTGCTGAAGAAGAAGGTGTAGAAGACTACAAGAAAAAGCTAAAAGAAATGGAAGCTAAACTTGAAGAAGCTTACGCTGCTATCGAAACCGTTAAAACTGATCTAAACGAAGTTAATTTGTTAAATGCTAAATTACTTTACACTAACAAAATCTTTAGAGCTAAAAACTTAACCGAATCACAAAAAGTAAAAGTATTGGCAGCATTTGACAAAGCAGCTACTACTAAAGAAGCTAAATTAGTATTTGAAACATTATCAGAAGGATTAAATGAAAAGAAATCATCTGTTAACGAATCAATGATTGGTGGTGCTTCTAAAGTAGCAGGTATTGCTCCAACAAAGAAACCAATTCTTGAAATAAACGACCAATTTGCTAGATGGCAAACATTGGCAGGTTTAAAAAAATAATTTTAACAACAACTAAAAAAACAATTTAAAAAAATGTCACAAGTAAATCAATTACTCGAATCGGCAGCTGGATCTTGGAAAAATCTCCAATCTGATGCTGCTAAATTAGCCGGAAAATGGGCTAAAACAGGCCTTTTAGAGGGCTTAACCGAGCATGATAAAAATAACATGTCAATCATGTTAGAAAATCAAGCTAAACAATTAGTAACTGAATCAAACCAAATCTCTTCAAACTCTTCATTCACTTCAGGTGGACAAGGTGAGAACTGGGCTGGTATTGCATTGCCTTTAGTAAGAAAAGTATTCGGTACTATCGTAGCTAAAGAATTCGTTTCAGTTCAACCTATGAACATGCCTTCAGGACTAGTGTTCTTCTTAGATTTCCAATATGGTAACTCTAAGACTCCATTTACTGCAGGTCAATCATTGTATGGTAATCGCGATACATCTTCTCAATTCCCATTCTCTACTCCAGCTGCTGTAGGTGGTTTATATGGTGGACCAGAAGGTCGTTTCACTTATGCTACCAACAACTTCTCAAGTTCATTATTTAGAGTTACTTCATCTGCAAACGGTGGTGCTTCTCCTATCACTACAGGTAGTGCTGCTGCTCTTATAGATGCAACATGGGCTGAAGTAAATTTTGATTCTGATTACTCTGCTTCTGCAGCTGATGGTCAAATTACAAAATTAACTATTTCTGCTTCATTCTTACCTGCATTTGATCAAGATGCAGTTCGTGGATTTGTTGCTTCTGGTTCTGGGGATGGTGGTGTTGCAAATCCTGCAAACCTATTATCTGCATTTACTACTTACAATTACACAGCCGGTACTATTTCTTTCTTCTATACTGCTTCTAAAACTTATTCAGCAGTAGTTAATGGTGAAGCTCAAGTAACATACCAAAGATCAACTTCACAAGACGGTATCAACGTTACTTCAGGTAACAACCAAGCTGTTGCAATTGGTGGTAACCAATCAGGTCGTGGTGATTTTGAAGCTTCAGGTTCTTTCTCAGTACCTAACGCTGCTTCTGCTACTCAAATCGTTATCCCTGAGATCAACGTTAGAATGCAATCACAACCTATCACTGCTAAAACCAAGAAATTGAAAGCAGTATGGACTCCTGAATTTGCACAAGATTTAGCTGCTTACCAAAACATCGATGCAGAAGCTGAATTGACTAACATTATGAGCGAGTACATTTCAATGGAAATTGATTTGGAAATCTTAGATATGTTAATCGAAGATGCAGCTGCTGATACGGAATACTGGTCAGCTATTAACAACACGGTTTACGATCCATCAACAACCTCATTTGTTACTTCAGCTGCAGGTTTCTACAACACACAAGGTCAATGGTTCCAAACTTTAGGTACTAAAATCCAAAAAGTATCTAACAAGATCCATCAGTTGACTTTACGTGGAGGTGCTAACTTCATCGTTACTTCTCCTACAGTAGCAACTATCTTGGAATCAATCCCAGGATTCGCTTCTACTTCAAATGGCGAAGCTGACCAAATGGAATACGCTTTCGGTGTACAGAAAATTGGTACAGTTAACGGTCGTTACAAGGTTTACAAAAACCCTTACATGACTGAAAACTTAATGTTAATGGGTTACAGAGGTTCACAATTCTTGGAAACAGGTGCTGTGTTTGCTCCATACATTCCATTAATCATGACTCCATTAGTGTACGATCCAGAAACCTTTACACCTCGTAAAGGTCTATTGACTCGCTACGCTAAGAAAATGTTACGTCCTGAATTCTATGGTAAGATCTACATCAGTGGATTAAACACTATCTAATTTAGAGATAACATAACTTGAAGAAGCCCCGCGAAAGCGGGGCTTTTTTTTTTATTCCTATGTACTAGTATAGGCCTATATAATATGTATAGTAAATAACAATTAATTAGTTACAAATGAAAGAAACCCCAAGTCAGTTACCTTTACAGAGTTATGTAATGAATTTCCCATTCTCTTTGTCTACTGCAGACCCTAATAACATTTGGATGCAAGAATTAACAAATGAAGAATTAGCAATTAATCGCCCTAAAGCTTACAAACAATTTATGGATTTGTATAACTTTGTTGCCGGCGGTTCTTTAACGTATTTACTACCATCAGAAGGCAACTTCCAAGATCAGGTGTACGTTGCCAATTTAGGTATTTATTTACCACATATTACGGATGAAAACCACATTATTTTATCGAACTTCACCTCGGATCCTCGTAAAGGCGAAGAACATGTAGGTGAAAAATTCTTTAACCAAATGGGTTATAAAACAGCAATCTCTCCATACAAATGGGAAGGCGAAGCTGATTTAAAATTTCTTTACGATAATGTTTATATTGGTGGTTATGATATCCGTTCAGATATTAAAACGTATGAATGGATGGAAGAAAATTATGGTATGAATATTATCAAGCTCGCAATGGTTGATGAGTATTTATATCATTTAGATTGTTCTGTATTTGCATTAAATCAAGATCAAACATTAATTTGTACTGAATTGTACGAGGAAGATGAAATTAAAATGTTAGAAAAACATACTGAAATTATTGATATTGATGCTGAAGATGCTTTGGGTGGATTAACAAACTCAGTAAGAATGGGTAACATGATTTTATGTGCTTCAAACATTTCAGAAATGAAAAAAACACATGAATATTATGCAGGTGAAAAACACAAACTAGAAACACTAGAAAAAATTTGTGGTGATGCTGGAATGGAACCTGTTATATTCAATCTATCAGAATTTATGAAATCAGGTGCTATGTTATCTTGTATGATGATGCATTTGAATAGAGTTGATCATTACAAAACTTTACTATAATGGCTCAAACTTTAACAGAATGGCTAAATGGTGAAGTTAAACAACTTCAAAAAATGCCTGTTAGTGAATTATCTAATACATTTTTCTTTAGAGATCCAATACGCCCACATTATATCGATTATGAACATTTCTACTCACCAGCTGATGGGACTATTCTATACCAAAAATTCATTAAGGATCCTAAGGAACCTATAGTTGAAATTAAGGGTATGAATTATACCCTTCAGGATGTAGTAGGCGATGAGGACTACAATAAACCATCGTTAGTTATCGGTATATTTATGTCATTTTACGATGTTCATATCAATCGCATACCCTATGGAGGTGTATTAACATATAAACCACTAGATGCCATACAATCAACTAATAAACCGATGTTGGCAGTGGAAAAAGACATTCTAAATAAAGTTATTAATCCTAATAATATGGATTATCTTAAATATAATGAACGTATGTGGAATAAAATTTATTCTCTATCTTTAGATTATACTTATTATCTGATACAGATAGCTGATGAGGATGTAAACGTAATTGCTCCTTTTACAAATTCACAATATGATATATTTGCTCAAAATGAGAGATTTTCTTTAATTAGATGGGGATCACAAGTCGATTTAGTACTTCCATTGGATGAACGATTCGATTTTGATCTTGTTTTAGATGACCACATGCATGTGAATGCTGGATTAGACAAATTAGTTAAAATTAATTTTAAAAACAATGAATCAATCAAATCACCACGAAGATGATATCTTCAAAGAAAAAAGAAAACCCAAAACCCCAATTAAATTTAAAATTCAATTAAACGAAGAGCAAAAACAAGCTAAAGCAAAAATATTAAATAGCACAGTTACCCTATTAGCAGGGGCTGCTGGTAGTGGTAAAACGCTATTAGCTTGTCAAATTGGTCTAGAAAAATTGTTTATGAAAGAAGTTGATAAAGTGATTATCACTCGACCAACTGTATCTAAAGAAGAAATTGGATTCCTACCAGGCGATTTACGAGAAAAAATGGATCCTTGGGTTCAACCAATCTACCAAAACATGTATCTACTTTATGATAAAGAAAAAGTAGAAAAATACATAATCGATGGTTTTATAGAAATTGTACCTGTTTCATTTATGAGAGGTAGAACATTTGTAAATTCTATAGTAATTGTAGATGAAGCTCAAAACGTTACTCACGAACAAATGGAAATGATTGTTACTCGTATTGGTAAAGGATCAAAAATGATCATTTGTGGTGATGATAATCAGGTAGACTTAAAACAAAAGCGCGATTCAGGATTTAAATTCTTATATTCAGCATCTAAAAAAATTAAAAGTTTAGAGGCAATATCATTAAAACAAAATCATAGAGATCCTATTGTAGAAGATTTAATTAATCTATACAACGATGCGTATAACCAAGGTTTAAGTTTAGGAACATCAGGTACTACAGGAAGCTCAAAAAGATAGGAATGAAACATAACTTTTTAATATTTATAATTAAAAGGCATGGCAACTTTCACTTCCCAAATATTTGAGATCTTAACATTAAACGGAGACAATGTAGGATCTTCTGTTACTCAAACAATTAATAATATTAATTACGTAGATAATAGAATTCTTAGTGTTCCAACTGGTTCAATTACAACATTATTTTCAATGGATTCAACACCAGGTGCTGGTACATTTGTAACTAGTAGTATACAATACGTTAGAGTAACTAATAATTCAACTGTTACTCCTATTAAATTAATTGTATCATCTTCAACAGAAGCTATGAGTTTCTTAATTGCTACTGGTAGTTCATATATGATGTCTACAAGTAAAATGACAGGAAGTACTAGTGGATTAATATTTAGTGATGTTAAATCAGTAAAAGTACAACCATCAAGTAGTGATGCGAGTATAGAATATTATATTGTAACAACCTAATAAAAAATTATGGCAAACATACCTATTTGGCCTGGTTCATCTTCATTTGCTCAAGTATCAGCATCTTATTATGCTACACCTAGTACATGGCCACCTCCAACCCCTTTTGGATTTTATGATACTGATTCTCAATTTCAAACGGATGCTAATAAAGTTGCTAACTTTTGTGCTTTGCGTTTAGGTTATCCTATTGAAAACGTCGAATTACAAGATATTAATTTTTGGGCTGGATTTGAAGAAGCAGTAACCATATATGGAAATGAATTATATGCTTTCCAAACAAGAGATAATTATTTATCTTTAGAAGGAGCTCCTACATCCGTAGATGTTAATGATGATATTGTTACACCTACCTTTTCTACTATTGTTAGATTATCTCAACAATATGGTGAAGAAGCAGGAACAGGGGGTAATGTAATATGGTATAAAGGTAGACTAGCTTTAACCCCAGGACAACAACGTTATGATTTAGCCCAATGGGCAGAAGATGAAGGCATTGTAGGTGGTATTGAAATAAAAAATGTTTATTACCAAGCACCACCAGCTGTTAGTCAATTATATTCTCCTGCTTTAATAGCAGGACAAGGTGGTTTAGGAGGTGTTCCTGCTGCTGGTTTATATGGATTTGGATATGGTACTGCTGCTTATTTGATGATGCCTACAAGTTTTACTATGCAAAACATTCAAGCAATTGAGATGCAAAACCAAGTAACACTTTCAAATTATTCATTTAATATTATAAATAATATAATTTCAGTATTCCCAGTACCAGGTACTGGTATTTTTGGTGAAGATGGATTTGAAGGTGGATTAGATTATGGTATTTATTTAGTATTTGATTTTATTAAAATTCAAGATAGATTAGATGCTGCCTTTGGAGATGGAACAAATAAAATTTCAAACACATCAAACGTTCCTTATGTAAATCCAACATATTCTAAAATTAATTCAATTGGTAGAAGTTGGATTTTTGAATATACATTAGCTAGAGCTAAAGATGCTTTAGGATTAGTAAGAAATAAATACTCAACTATTCCCATCCCAGGATCAGAAGTAACTTTAAATGGAGATAATTTAGTAACATCAGCCGCTACAGAAAGAGAAGCATTAATTGTAAGATTAAGAGAATATTTTGATCAAACTTCACGTCAAGCATTACTTGAAAGAAGACAAGCAGAATCAGTAGCTAGAGTGGCTGAAATTAGTCAAGTACCAATGACAATTTTTATAGGATAATATGGCTTTATACGGAGGTGCTCGTGATATATCAATGTTTAGAAGAGTCAACCGAGAGTTGATGGGAAACATTATATCTCAAGAAGTAATATTTTATAAATACAATGTAGCTAATACAACAGTTAACATGTATGGAGAAGCAGCAGAAGGAAGAAGTTTTGCTGATCCTGTTATGTTATTTGCTTTAGTAGAAGTAGGAGACTCAACATCCCCAACTAGTGATTTAGGTGTTGATTTTGATTGGCCTCTTACTTTTAATTTTTTAATTGATGATTTATTAAGTCCTACACTAGATTATAATATTAGTATGAGTTTTGGTTCAAACTTAAATCCATTATCTGGGTCTTATGGTGCTAATTTACAACCTGCAGTGGGCGATATTATACAATATCAAAATGGATATTGGGAAGTAGATAATACTAATACCACCCAGTTTTATGCAGGTAAAGATCCTGCTTATCCTTATTATGATGCTGATGGAAATAATCCTTTAAATCCTGGATTAGAAAATTTTGGATATAACGTTGGAATAGAATGCGTATGTCATTATGTACCATCAGATCGTGTTAATATTATATTATCAAGAATGTAATGGCTAAAACTAGATTAAATAAACCAACTCCAAAAACACAAAGAGAAATTAGTGTTGAGCAACATAAATCAGATTATGTTCCTGCTGGTAATCCTAATTATGACGATCCTAATGTTAAACCTGTTAGTAGAGCTTTACAAACTTCATTTAAAGGAGATAATGTAAAACCATTTAGTATTGGTATTCAGGATATTGATGAAGCTGTATTTTATTATTTTGAAAATGTAATACAACCTTCAGTTTTACAAAATGGTGAACGTTTACCTGTTCCTGTAATTTATGGTTCTCCTGAAAAATGGAAATCATATCAAAAAGATGGATATTACAGAGACCAAAATGGTAAAATTATGGCTCCTCTAATCATGTTTAAACGTGATTCACTAGAAAAAAATAGAACAATTGGTAATAAATTAGATGCTAATAATCCTCATAACTACAGTGTTTCTACTAAAAAATATGATCCAAGAAATTCATACGATAATTTTAAAGTATTAAATAATAGAACTCCTGAAAGACAATTTTATGCAACTGTAATTCCGGATTATATTACTATTACTTATACATGTATTGCTTTTACATATTATGTAGAACAATTAAATAAAATAGTAGAAGCAATTGAATATGCTTCCGATGCCTATTGGGGTGATCCTCAACGATACAAATTTAAAGCAATGATTGATTCATTTGGATTCCAAACTGAATTAGTTAATAACGATGAACGCATTGTAAGAAGTACTTTTAACATAAAATTAAATGGATATATCGTTCCAGAAATTTTACAAAAAGATATAAATTCATTAAAAAAATATACAGACACAACAAAGGTACTTTTTTCAATTGAAGCTTCTTCAATTGATGCTTTATATACAGGCCAAGATAATGGGGATGGAACTATTACAGAAAGAGAAACATTAAAATCTTTAGAAAATCAAAAAAGAACTGGATTGATACCTTAGTCTGCCATATTTATAATGGATAAAACCTAAAAATAAATAATGGCCATAGTTAGATTTCTTGACCAAGTTCCCGTTGGCGTATATAATGTAGACCCCAATACCGGAAGTGGTACTATTGATATATATCAAAATGGTACACTAGTAAGTTCTAGTGTACCTTATATAAACTTTACTGGTTCAGTTCAACTGTCTCAATTTAATACAACCGGTGTAACTGTTTTTATTTCAGGTTCAGGAAATGGATTTCCATTTTCTGGTTCAGCTGTAATTACAGGTTCATTAGTAATTTCTGGTTCAAATCCCCTTGTTGTATTTGGTTTAGGACAAAATTTAACACCAAATCAAGTTGTAACTTATAATACAAGTTCTGGATTATTTAGTTTTACTCCTTTAAGTGTTATATCATCCGGTACAAGTGGTACTTCAGGTGCAACTGGCACTTCAGGAGTAAATGGTACTTCAGGAGTAAATGGTTCTTCAGGAACTACAGGTACCTCAGGTTCTTCAGGTAACTCAGGTACCTCAGGTTCTTCAGGTAACTCAGGTACCTCAGGTTCTTCAGGTAACTCAGGTACTTCAGGTTCTTCAGGAGCTACAGGTACCTCAGGTTCTTCAGGTAACTCAGGCACTTCAGGTTCTTCAGGAGCCGATGGTACGTCTGGTTCCTCAGGAGCTACAGGTACAAGCGGTTCCTCGGGAGCTACAGGCACAAGTGGTTCCTCGGGAGCTACAGGCACAAGTGGTTCTTCAGGAGCCGATGGTACATCTGGTTCCTCAGGAGCTACAGGTACAAGCGGTTCCTCAGGTGCAGGTGGCACTTCAGGTTCTTCAGGTGCAGGTGGCACTTCAGGTTCTTCAGGAGCAGATGGTGCATCAGGTTCTTCAGGTGCAGGTGGCACTTCAGGTTCTTCAGGTGCAGGTGGCACTTCAGGTTCTTCAGGAGCAGATGGTGCATCAGGTTCTTCAGGTAACTCAGGTACTTCAGGTTCTTCAGGAGCTACAGGTACAAGCGGTTCCTCAGGAGCTACAGGTACATCCGGGATTACTCAATCAACAGGTTCATTATTAACTACAGCTAGTATAAACTCAAATACTATTACTTTTACTAAAGGTGATGGTTCAACATTTCCAATTACTGTAGATACAGGTTCAGGAGGCGGAGGTGGATCTTCAATATTCCAACAATCAGGTTCTACAGATGTATATTTTACTACTTCTTCAATAAAAATATCAGGAAGTACATTACAACCAGCAGGATCATCTCCAATAACAACTACAGCTTCTCAAGCAGCAAATAATTACGCAATATCAGTAAGCCAATCAGGATGGTTTTATAATCATAATGCTGGAGTTCCAACTTCAAATGCTTGGGGTTCAGGTTTAACAGGTTCATATTTTAATAACTTTACAAGTAATACAGACGTATCTGAAATTTTAAGATTTATGGCAGGATTATTAAGTGCTTCTGCACCTGATGCTTCTCCAAATACAAAAACCTATAGTACTACTCTTACTGAAAATCAGTTGAATACAGGAACATCTACTGCACCAGCAGGATCTGTACCTTCAGGTTCAACTAATACAGATGTTACTTATTTAACTGCTCAAGGATTTGCACCTGTTGGTTCAACTCTATTTTCTGGTAAAACTATATATAGTACATCAACTTTTTCATCTAACTATTCAAGTTTAGCTTCTGGTTCTACTACAGTATCATCTTCAGTAAATGCTCAATTATTTGGATTAGGACCCTTAACAAGTGGTGGCCCAACTCAATTTAATGTTTCTGGAACTATTAACTTCTTTTATTCTGATAATAACCTTGAGACTAGTACAGCTACTTCACAATCAGAAAATTTATTATCACAAGCTACTTTTGGATCAGCAAATGGTTTAACATTAGCTAAAATTAATACAGCTAACCCAGCAGTAATTCCATCAGCTTACCAAGATGGTTTATTTGCTAATATTTATACTTCAAGTTTATACAATGGTGGAAGAACACTTACAAGTGTAAGTGCTTCAGGTTGGTATCATATTAGTGCATCTATAAAAATCCAATCAGGTAGTTCAAATTATAGTACTCCTGCAGTTGACACAACAAGAATTTTTTATTCTCCAATAGCTAGTTTAACAATTCCTGCTAATACATTAGCAGCTACAAATTTTGGAAATGTTGCTTTAACAGCAACATCACGTTCATTATCTGGAGCTCCTTATTTATTAACAGCTACTTGGGCTATTTCATCTTCAGCAACAGGATTATTTAATCCATTATATGCTAACTCAGCTACAATTGCTGATTTAAATGAATCAGATTCTTTAATAGTATTAGCAGGAACTACAGCCGCATCAACATTAGGGGGTACTGTACAAACATCAAACGCAATTTTTGATTCAACCGGTGCTACCGCAAGAATAATTGGTACTATACCGTTTGAAACGGATATAGTAAAACTTACTGGTTCAGCTACATTCGATGCTGGTTCAGCAGGAGCAGAAAATATTAACCAAACAGGATTAGGTACTACTACTTACAGTTTATTAACAAGAGGTGTTAATAAAAACAGTACTCAATCTACTTTAACTACTCAAACAATAAATTATTTTATTAGTGGTACTTTTGGCCAACCAGTAGGATCAGGTTCAATGGCTTACTATGGTAGGGCACAAGGATACGATGGTGGTACATTAACAGGTACTACAGAATTATTTAGTGGAGAAACCTATAGAATTAAAATAACAGATCCATTATTATCAGGATCATATGCTAATGGTACTAAATTTATTACAGCTTCATATGATGCTTATAATTTAGATGATTTAGATTTACAAGTAAAACCAGGATTTTTAGTAAAACCTTCTGGTTCAAATGCTAACGGATACTGGTTAGCCAATCCAAATGAAGCTCAAACATACAAATATTATGCTAGAGCATTCCAAACAAACGGAGCAGCTTTTAGTACTATGACTTTAAGTGTGGGACAAACATTAACATCATGGACTGGTTCAGCTAATAATGCTGTTTCGGCTTTAATTATGTTCTCGTCCTCTGTAGCAGGCACTGTTATTCCTAGTAGTGGTGGATTAACTTTAACAAGAGCTGTTTTATTTGACCCAAGTTCATTGTCTTCATTATCAGTAGCTACTAACCAAGCAAATGATAATTTTTTAAATCCATTTACAACAGCAATTGATATAAAAGGAAATAACCAAGGAGGTTCAGGATTATCAGGAACTACATATACTATTCCTCTTACTGATACTCTTAACCAGATTTTATCATCTACCTATAAAGATTTAATAATTATAATAAGATATAATGGCCAACCTTCAACACCAGTTTCAACAATTACAGTATCCTTTAGTTAATATAATATAAAAAATGGCATTTGATAAAAATATAAAATCGAATAGATTACTACAAAGTAAAAGGTATACTGAAGCAACTTTTGATAGTCAGGAAGCATACACTGCGGTATTAGATATAAACTCAGGTGAAATCTATACTCAGCAAAATGTAATTCCTTCCTCTAGTATCCCCTATTCTGGTTCTAGTCAAAATGGTTTATTTGTTGTTTCCGGTTCGGATAATATTTTACAATATTTTTATAGATTACCTTTAACCCCTGGACCAGCTTCAGGAAGTTTATATCCCGTTTGGTTTGCTATTAGTTCATCAATTACTGCTTCTGTATCTAACCAAGTAATTCAAACAGATCAATTAACAAGTTTTATATCTAATAAATATGCTGTACCAACTTTAGGTCCTTACAATGCTGAAGAGGCATCTCCCAACACAGCATATAACGTAGTTCTTACAACTGGAGCAACAGCAGCAACAGCTACAGTAATATCCGTTAACGATTATGTTTTTGATTATAAACAAGGTGTTTTACAATTTACACAAAATGATCCTACAACATCTTCTAAATTATATCTTACTGCCTACAAGTATGTAGGTAAAACATTAAACCAATCATTATTATCAGGTAGTGGTGGAAGTGGTTTTCCTTTTACAGGTTCAGCACAAATCACAGGTTCATTAGGAGTTACAGGTAGTGTAAATTTTACAACATTACCAGTTCAAGATATAGTTAATATTGTAACTTATAATACATCATCCGGACAATTAGGATATGTAAATGTTACTTCAGGTACAAGTGGTTTCGCAGGAACAAACGGCACTTCAGGTATTTCAGGTACTTCAGGAGCTTCAGGTACAAATGGTTCATCAGGTTTAAATGGTTCTTCAGGATTAGTTGGTTCAAATGGTTTATCAGGAGCTACAGGTTTCTCAGGTTCTTCAGGAGCAGATGGTACATCAGGTTCTTCAGGAATTAATGGTTCATCAGGAGCTACAGGTATAAATGGTTCTTCAGGTATTTCAGGTTTATCAGGTTCAACTGGTTCATCAGGAATTAATGGTTCCTCAGGTAATACAGGTACAAATGGTTCATCAGGTCAATCAGGTACAAATGGCTCTTCAGGTTTAGATGGCTCTTCAGGAGCTTCAGGTACAAATGGTTCTTCAGGAGCTACAGGTACCTCAGGTTCATCAGGAGTTGCAGGAACAAGCGGTGCTACAGGTACCTCAGGTTCTTCAGGAGCAGATGGTACATCTGGTTCTTCAGGTAACTCAGGTTCATCAGGTAACTCAGGTACATCAGGTTTAACAGGTACAAGCGGTTCCTCAGGAGCAGATGGCACTTCAGGTTCTTCCGGAGTTGCAGGAACAAGCGGTGCTACAGGAACTTCAGGCTCCTCAGGAGAAACAGGTACAAATGGCTCTTCAGGTGCTAATGGTACTTCAGGTAACTCAGGTACATCAGGTTCTTCAGGAGCTACAGGTACATCAGGTTCTTCAGGAGCTACAGGTACAAGCGGTTCCTCAGGAGCAGATGGTACCTCAGGTTCTTCAGGTGCACTTGGCTCTTCAGGTGCTACAGGTACTTTTGGTTCTTCAGGAGCAACAGGTACATCTGGTTCTTCAGGTGCTGTAGGTTCAAGTGGTTCCTCAGGAGCGGATGGCACTTCAGGTTTAAGTGGTACAACTGGAACTTCAGGTTTAAGTGGTCAATCAGGTACAAATGGTTCTTCCGGTTTAAGCGGACAAAATGGTTCAAATGGTTCTTCAGGTATAAGCGGAGAAACAGGTACAACTGGTTCTTCAGGTATAAGCGGACAAAGTGGTTCAACAGGTTCATCAGGTTTAAGTGGTGAAAATGGTTCAAATGGCTCTTCAGGAACTTCAGGTAATTCAGGTTCAACTGGACTTAATGGTTCTAGTGGTGATTCAGGTTCAACTGGATCTAATGGTTCATCAGGTGCTAATGGTTCATCAGGTGTTAGTGCTTTAAGTGGTACTAGTGGTTCAACTGGATTTAATGGATCTAGTGGTGAAATAGGTACATCAGGTAATAGTGGTTCAACAGGTTCAAATGGATCAAGTGGATTAGCAGGTTCACAAGGTGTTAGCGCATTAAGTGGAACTAGTGGTTCTACAGGTTCAAACGGATCTAGTGGAATATTAGGTACAAACGGATTAAGTGCAGAAAGTGGAACTAGTGGTTCAACTGGTTCTTCAGGCACATCAGGATCTACAGGAATTGCAGGTGCAAGTGCATTAAGTGCAACTTCAGGTTCAACTGGTTCAAGTGGTACTATAGGTTCTTCAGGTATAGCAGGAACTTCAGGTGACAGCGCATTAAGTGGTACATCAGGATCAAGTGGTTCTGTAGGTTCAAGTGGTATTGTTGGTACAAATGGTTCAAGTACATTATCAGGTACATCTGGTTCATCAGGTTCAACTGGTTCATCAGGATTAGTTGGTTCAAATGGTTTAAGCGCAGAAAGTGGAACTTCAGGTTCTACAGGTTCAAATGGTTCTTCAGGTATAGCAGGTACTTCAGGTATTTCATCATTAAGTGGTACTTCCGGTTCAAATGGCTCTTCAGGATTATCAGGTTCACAAGGTGTTAGCGCATTAAGTGGAACTAGTGGTTCAACAGGTTCAAACGGATCTAGTGGTGAAAATGGTACAAACGGATTAAGTGCTTTTTCAGGAACAAGTGGTTCATCAGGATCAAATGGTTCAGCAGGTGCTGCAGGAGATAGTGGTTTAAGTGGTACATCAGGTACTACAGGTAGTTCAGGATCCTCAGGTTCTGCTGGTATAGCAGGAACTAGTGGATTAAGTGCATTATCAGGTACTACAGGATCTTCAGGATCAAACGGTACAGCTGGTATAGCAGGAACTAGTGGATTAAGTGCATTATCAGGTACAACTGGTTCATCTGGTTCATCAGGATCAAATGGTGTTACCGGAAATAATGGTGAAAGTGGATTATCAGGAACAACAGGTTCATCAGGATCAAGTGGTTCTGCGGGTATAGCAGGCCAATCAGGTTTAAGTTCAACCTCTGGTACAGCGGGTTCAAGCGGTACTATGGGTTCTTCAGGTATAGTAGGAACTAGTGGATTAAGTCAATTATCAGGTTCATCTGGTTCATCAGGATCTAATGGTTCAAGTGGTATAACAGGTACTTCAGGTGCAAGTGCTTTATCAGGATCTTCAGGTTCAAGTGGATCTAATGGTTCATCAGGTATAGCAGGTACCTCAGGTGCAAGCGCATTATCAGGTACATCAGGATCAACAGGATCAAACGGATCTTCAGGAGATGCAGGTTCACAAGGTGCTTCAGCATTAAGTGGTACTTCAGGATCTTCAGGTTCTCAAGGAACTTCTGGAGACGCAGGTACAACAGGTGTAAGTGCACTTTCTGGAACAAGTGGTTCTACAGGTTCATCAGGATCTTCAGGAAATATAGGTAGTAATGGAGCAAGCGCATTAAGCGGAACTAGTGGTTCTACAGGTTCAAACGGATCTAGTGGATTAGCAGGTTCAGCAGGAATAAGTGCTTTTAGTGGAACTTCAGGATCAACTGGTTCATCAGGAACAACTGGTTCTGCTGGTGCTTCAGGTGCAAGTGATATTTCTGGAACAAGCGGTTCAACGGGTTCATCAGGATCTTCCGGTTCAGCAGGAGTTGCAGGTCAAAGCGGATTATCATCAACTTCAGGTACAGCTGGTTCAAGCGGTACTATGGGTTCTTCAGGTATAGCAGGCACTTCAGGTGCAAGTGCTTTATCAGGATCTTCAGGTTCTACAGGATCTAATGGATCAAGTGGATTAGTTGGTTTATCAGGTTTAAGTGCTCTTAGTGGTACCTCAGGTTCAACAGGTTCAAATGGTTCATCAGGTGAAGTAGGTACTTCAGGTGCAAGCGCATTAAGCGGTACTTCAGGTTCAACTGGTTCATCAGGCACTTCAGGTTCAACAGGTATAGCAGGAGCTTCAGCTCTTAGTGCAACCTCAGGTACAACTGGTTCATCAGGATC